GAATTTGTAGCAGCAACCTCAGCATATATAACTCCACCATCTCTAAATATTTCTATTTTATTTGATGAGTTTGGTCTAATGCTTAAAAACATATCTAATTCGCTTATATTTGAATATTGCAAATCTAAAAATATAGTCCCCTCTGTTTGACCAATTAAACTACTTATACCTGTTTTAGAAATAACATCAGCATTACGAGTAACTGAACTTGCTACTGTAGGAATGTATGAAGTACCATAACTTCCCGCCTCTAATTGATAGCCCCAAGCATAAAAACTTTTTTGAACTTCTGCACATTCAAGTCTATATTGAACACCACTTCCACCCGCACCTCTTAAAGCAGTTAAACTACAACGATACCAACCATTGCCAACGCTTTCAATTTTAGTACTATTATTTGACCAATCCCCACTAATAGCCGAAGAACTTGTTAAAGCTACTAAATTAAAAGTTGCTGAAACATCACCCGAATAAAAATCACTTGCAGTAATTAGTACGTTTGTAACATCAACACGCTTAAAATAACAAGAAAATGTTAAGTAAGAACTAACGGGAGAAGAAACAAATTTATTTCGAGAGCCTGAATCATAAAATAAATCAGCATTTTGTAAACCACTTGGACTTATAGCTTGATTTGCAGTTGTTACCATATCGCCCGTAGAATTCCAATAAGTTGCATTTGTAAAATCTTCGGAAGATAAAGCTAAATTAGTTCTCTGTGGCTCTACCAATATACTCGGACAACTTCCATTAGTGTAATCAATACGAGGTACATTTAATCTATCAGTTGTAGGGAAGTATTCTTTAAGTATGCCTTGATTTACTTGTGCGCCCCAAGCGTAGATACTTCCACTTGTTGTAATAGCTAATTCTGCATAATAATTTCCAGTTATTACATTACCACTTAAAGAACAACGATACCAACCATTGCCTACATTTTCAATAGTTGCAATAAATGAAGTTGCAGAACCATATAATACGGGAGTTCCCGCAGTCCCATTTGATAAATTAAAAACGCAAGTAACTCCTTGACTAAACCCAGATGTTCCTAAATCTAAACGAAAAGACGAAATAGTATTTGCTTTAGCGTAAACAGAAATTGAATAAGAACCAGTATTTAAAGATAGCGGATTTGTTGAATACAAAAAACCAGTATTTGCAGTTCTTGTAAAAGTATCAGCTGTAAGTGTACCATTTGGTGCTGTTGTGCTATTTGGAGTTATTGTAGCATCTTGTACTGACCAATCTGCATTATCAAATTGCTCAGAATAAGTAACTAAATTATAAGGCACTAACTCTACTAACCCTGCACTATTAACTCTCGTTGCAGTCGTTGCTCTCGTTACTACCAAATCTCCACTACCATCAGTAGGTTTTATCGAATAAAGTTTGTCCTCTTTGTAACCATTCGGAGTGACTACCAAACTTGCACTATCAAATAAACTCATATATTTTCTATTAAATTAATTAAACATTGTTTTGCCTCAAACGTACCGCTATCAGCAGCAACCCTTGCTATGAAATCTATTACTGCCTCTATTTCGTTTCCTAATATTTCAGTCTCTCCCGAGTAACTTCTACCATAAATAGATCCCCACCCTATAGAGTTATTAATAGCACCCTGTCCGAATCCTATCGAGTTATTATTTACTGCTTGTCCCCAGTCTATCGTGTTTGCCATCTTTTGTTTTTTTTAATTCTAAATACTTCTGGAGCTTTACTATATTCTCCTTTTTAACCTTATACTTACTTATAGTACCCATCCCACAAAATTAGCTTTAGTATCCGGAAACATATCTGCATTAGCATTAGTAAAATACTCAGGGTATTTCTGACTAGCATATATTCCCATATAATCTATAAATCTTCTAGAGTAAAACTCTGCAAAGTTTCTATATTTCTGAGTTAAGAAATCTATCTCCTCTTTACTAGGGATATCTCCCGTATCAGTACGATGCTTAAATATACCTCCATTCTTAATAGTTACTCCGGCAAATGGTACATAATCCACCATAGCAAAATTAATAAGCATAGGTTGTATATATTCATTTAATAAGAATTGATAGTCAGCAGGTAGATCATCATTCTCGATATCCTCTGTTATTTTATCATATAATTTCGTTCCTAAATAGTTCTGTATATGGATCTGCTGTGCAATCTTAACGAATTGTAAAAATTCATTATTATCCATATTACCATTAATTATGGTATTTCTTTTTATATCCTCAGGGGTTACAAATAGTATCATATATTTTTAATTTAAAAATGCTTTATTAGGCATATCAATAGGTCTCTGTGAAACTAAAGACTCATTCTTTACTACATATCCATACTGCTCAGCTTTTAATCCTGCTATCCTCTGAGCATTAGGACTATTAACATCAATATTAACTCCCTCAAAGCTAACATACACTTGCTTATTCCACCTATGATGGCAGGCAGCACCGCCTTTATATAACCAGACATCCACAAAAGGAGAGCCATTAGGACCTAGTCCACCGATATTACCATCTTTTTTAATTCTAGTCTCATTTACTATTTGATCATTCATTTGTAAGATATCCTCTTTTCTGTAGATCTTATTAGCATTAATCATCTTAAAACAAAACTCTCTACTATTATCAGTAATCTCTCCGGCATATTTGTATCTAGTTATAAATCTAGCTCCATTAATAATCTCATCCTGAGAACTAACAGAATTAGGTCTAGCTGTACCTGTTTTAACAAATTCCATTTTCTTAGTTAACATTTCATTCTCTAGATCATCATTATCATAATCTACATCGAACTCATCTACTAAAATCCACTTCTCACTAGGCTCCTCTCCTAACGCTATTAACTTCTCAGCTACCTCATTATCAGAAGAGCAGCTTATATGGTTACAGCTTTTTTTTTTACTTAACTCTACTCCTGTCTCCTCGATAATTTGCTCCTCAGTTATAGCATTCTCTAAGTCTGTAAACTCTAAAGGCTGTAATGTTTTAAAGTATAGTTTTAAGCTAACTTCATTAAAGGCTAATATCTTATTAAGGTTTTTAATAATAAGGTCCTGGAAAGGTCTTATAACTACGTTATCCATAAGGATACTAGCAGTCTTTAACTCATCTGCATTATTACCTAACCCTGTTTGATCTTTAATTCCTAATAACATAGGACTAACTACCCTGTGAGCTAACATAATTTTAGTAGTACTCTCAGTAGATAAAAATTGATATTGATTATGAGCATCTGATAATTGAACTGCATCAATAGTAGCTCTCTCCTCAGGCTTATCATTAAAAGCTAAAATGAATCTACCCGCATTACTAGTGCCTCCATACTTTCTTTGTACATCCTGCTCGATCTGAGCTTGCATATCCTCATCAGGTATACCATTATTGAAGTTAATAAGCATACTAGGAGCCAAACCATTCAATATATTATTCAAATGATAGTTAGATATCTCTTCCTCCAATTCAGCGTATTGTAGCCCTCCCTGATAATCCGGCGGTGCATAGTAATAAAACCCAGCTTTATAAGGCTTAATAAATAATATCTCACTCCCCGAGTTACTAGTACCAAAAGCAGCTATAGGAGTAGGCTTATCCGACTTCTTAAACTTGGACCAATCAGGAAAATAATAATAATACTCTATAATACCATCATCATTAGCCTTACCGGATCTTAAAGTCTCAGCAGGAAAATGCTCTATCTCTACAATCTTACTATGATCTATATTATAAATAACCTGTATAGCAGCATTACCTAATAACTTTAAATCACTAGCTACCTTTTGGATACACTCATCATCAATTAACATTCTAAATTGTGCATATTCCTCAGCAGTAGGATTAATCGCATCTAGACCTCTCCCATAGATCATTTGACTAATACCATTTATACAGGCATTGTTTGTAGCTGATCCATTATATCTATCGATCAAATGCTGATAATAATTATTATCCTCTCCATATCCTACCCATTCAGTACCTCTAACCTCTGTAATAACAGGCGAGGTATAAGTAGACATTTGCACGAATCTTAAGCTAGTTTTACTCATATTAAATTGTTATATATTCATTGTTATAACTAGTATCACTAGTGTAAACATTTTTGTTTATATCATAGACCACCTGATTAGTACAGAATACCTTATCCTTAAATATAACATCATCCCCATAAGAGATAGTAATATTATAAAAATTATCTTCTTTTAAATCAAATATAGCACTGATATAATAATTATCATCTACTATATCTACTCCAGGAATAATATTAGTCTTACCATTAGTAGTCTCATTCTCTAAAACTAATAAGACATTAGTCTCATAAGCTCTAGGTATGCATATAAAAGTCTGCTCCTCTATTGTTTCATTCAATACTATCATATACATATAACGTTATTATTTTATTTTTTGCACAAAAAAAAAGGATAGCAATTAAGCTACCCTCTCTCTTATATTATTTAATCCTTATTATGCAGGATCAATATTAACATTCTCTAAATTAGCACTAATAATAGTACTAGTTACCTGGTATGGGAAAAATGGCTCAGACGCTGTCAAAGCTAGGGTATAGCCTGAGAGGTCGCCAAATGCGGCCCCAGTGGCAAATGTTCCACCTGTAGTATCACATCCTCTAGTAACACCTACCGAGTAAAATTTTCCGTTGTTATCCTCTACGAAAACGTGAGGTCTACCGATAATAATATTATTTAAAGCCTCAGTAGTATCTGCATCTAATTTATTTAATGTAACGTTAAGAGCTTGCTCATAATAAGTAGTACCATTGTCAGCAGACTGAGTAACGGTTACCTCTAAATTATTAGCTCCTCTAACTTCATATTTAAAGATCTCAGGAGTACCTGCAATAGCAGTCAACTCTCCACCTGAAATCGTAAGGGCTCCTAGCGTACCATAGTCAGCGAAATAGATATTTCTAATTCCACCAACATTGTCTTTACAGGCTAACAGTCTCCCGGTTGAAATTCCACAAAGCATATATTTTTATGTATTAAAGTTAAAAAAAAAGGGAGGAGTTACCCTCCCCTATATAATTAGTCGCAGTTAACTAATACAATCTCGTTACCGAAACCTACCTGCGTACCTTGAGACCATCTCATTACGAATCTCACATTTTTAGATCCATCAAGCGGAGCCATATCTAATACTCTAACCTCGTTTAAGTTATCTAATAAACCGATACCGAAATACAAGTTAGATTTTCTAGCTAATACTACTTTGTTAGTCAACTCTCCAGAAACAAAGATTTTAACACCATCAAAAGTCAAGCTCTGAATTCCATTGTACCACATTGTACCTTTACCATCAACACCATTAGCACCTACTCCATTAGCAGCAAATCCACCTAAAGCTCTTACATAAGCCTTATAAGCATCAAATCCCATATAGAAAGTTAAGTCCTCTTTACCATATACGTTAGATGGCAATAAATCTAAAGCATCTCCTAAAGTATCGATAATGTTAGCAGCAGTTAAAGTACCAGGGTTTAACGAATCATCAGCACCATCAGCGATAGCCTGAGAGATTAAGCTATTCCATACAGTAGTCTCAGTAGCATAAGATACTTGCTCTAACATATTAGCGATAAAGAAATCAGTAAAAGTTTGAGGTAATGTATCAAATGAAGAGTAGCCCATAGAAACAGCTTGCCAATCTTCCTCGAATGGAGTTTTACATAAAGTAAGGTTTACTTGTTTCTCAGTTACTTCTAATACTTTCTCTGTTAACGTTACATCAGCAGTATCGGTATAATCACAAGTAGCATCTGCAATAGTAATTACATTAGCTAATTTTTTTAATACTGATTTGAATTTTA